ATCTACTCTCACTTTTACGCCAACAGCTACGGTCACTTTAACACCAACAGCTACGGTCACTTTAACGCCAACAGCTACGGTCACGTTAACACCAACAGCTACGGTCACTTTAACGCCAACAGCTACGGTCACGTTAACACCAACAGCTACTCCTACGCCAACATCCACATCAGTACCTATGCTTTCTTATGAAAGAAGCTCAGACGCTCCAATTAGCACAGATCAAAATTGGGGTATATTAAGATCAGTTATTCCAATTAATATACAAGGGTGGGGTGAATCATGAAAAAATATACTATAGTTTTAAAAAATATTTCTGACAAAGAACAATTTCAATCTGAACTTATAGGAATTTCATCATTAGAGTATGTTCCTAACAGAGAATGTAATATTGAAGATATTAAATATTCAAGATGTTTATTTTCAGAATTAACCGATGAAGAGGCTTCTCTATTAAAAAATGATAATAGAGTTAGCGATATAAAAATTACAGCACCAACTATTTTAAAACCAGCCGTATTTACTTCTGAAAGTCTATTACCATCAAAAATATTATTTCAATCACAATCAAATACAGACAATATTAAAATACAAGCACTATCTCAACAAGCAAATATAGAAAATATTCCTGATGGTAGTGGTGTTGATGTTGTTATTGTGGATGGAATAATTACAGGAAAACCAGGTATGAGTTTTGATGAAGTAGATATACATCCAGAATTATTAGACATGAATGGCAATTCTAGAGTAGAGTTGGTAAACTGGAATGCATATGTTAATGAACCATCATCATATCCATATGAAGCTATTTTAGAATCAGTATCTCAAAGAGACAATAATCCTCACGGATTACATGTTGCTGGAACAGCATGTGGAACAACATTAGGTTGGGCGAAAAACAGTAAAATATATAATATTTCTCCTTATACAGGCCCACTTGGCTATCAATATCTATCAGCTATAACAAATTGGCATTTATCAAAAGGAAATTCTAGACCAACAATTACTAATCATAGCTATGGTGTTAGTTATCCTCTTTACGATATCAGATATATTACTAAAATTATAGGCAGCGGAATAGAATATGTTGCTCCAAGAGAAACAGAACAAGCCGTAGCAGAGGCTGTAATAAACCAAAATGGTCAAATTCAATCGTTTAATATTGTTAATTCTGGATCTGGTTATACTAATAATCCAGATATATCATATAATGGTGGTGGTGGAGATGAGGCCTTAGTAATAATGGCTAGCGGAACAGTAAAGGAGATAACAGTTACTGATATAGGGTCTGGATATAGTCAAAATAGTCCACCAAATATTATATTTTCTCAGCCTTTGGCAGGAGTAACAGCATCTGGTATCTGTACGGTTAACTCTAATGGCAATATAGATAGTATCAAAATAACAGAATGGGGTAGTGGATATGATCAGCCACCAACTATAACTTTTGATGACCCTGTTTCTGGAACAACAGCAACAGCAACAGCAATAATTGGTTCTAATTTTATTAAATCCATACAAATACTAAATAGTGCTCCTGGGATTGCGAGAGACATCTTTAAAATATTTAATGATCCTCCGTTTATTATATTAAGTGGAGGAGATTGTGTTAAAGATGCATTATGGACCATTTCAAATGATAATGGAGAATATGATAATTATTGTGGTATTGGCTCTCTTAATGGACCTGATGACTATTCTAGGATTGTTAATGGTCTATATGTTATAGCTACAAAAAAGACTAACATTAATTCAACTAGTTTTAAATATACTTTATTAGGAGGACAATATAATTCTATCCCTAATATATCATTTAGATATTCATATGGACCTCATTCTGGAATATCAGGGCCAGCAGCTAGAACAACAGTAGATGGAGGAAAAGTTTCTAGTATTATACCATTGTGGGTACAAGATCCTTCTATGGCTGATCCATCTTATGGATGGTTTACTTCTCCACCACAAGTTTATATAACAAATGGAGGTGGATTTAGCGAAGAATTTTTAGATAATTGGGGAATTATTTTTTATAAAATATCAATTCCTGGAGAACCAACATGGGGATTATTTTTTCCTACTTATGTTTACCAGGCTCCTGCCAGAGACATAGTGATGGATTCATTAATAGAGGACATGATAGAAGCAGATGTTGTGGTTGTTGCAGCTGCTGGTAATAGTTTCTATGATATACGAATTCCTACTTCTGATAATTATAATTTCACCATAGAAGCAAATTTATGTAATCTACAAAAAGAAAATCCATCGATCCCATATGAAGACAGTACAACATTTGCAGGTTTCCTTCCAGGAACTAATTATATAAATCTATATCCTGGACAGCCATGGGGAGATAATATCTATAATTTTTTTCCATTTCAAGGAAGTAGTCCAGGATCAGCTAGTGGAGTTATTACTGTTGGTTCTATGTCTTATGAATGTTGTCCTGAGATTAAATCTTCTTTTAGTAATTCAGGAAAAAGAATAGATATATATGCTCCTGGTAGTCAAATCTTATCATCTGCTTTTTATAATGCCCAGTCATTTGGTGGTAACTCTTTTTTTTGTAATCATCCAAAGGACAATAGATTCGGTATGTCAAAATTAAGCGGAACAAGTATGGCTAGTCCTCAGGTATGTGGTGCCATAGCAAGTTATTTAACAGAAGGTAATGTACAGAGATCAGGTAATATAGTAGAACAAGTTACACAATGGATTAAAGATAATAGTATACCAACATTATCTAATGGATCTTTTCCTCATGATCTACACGAAGGTACAAATAAAATTTTATATTTTCCTAATATAACAGTACGATACTGATAGCATATAAAAGAAATAAAAAAAGCGATTACCCAAAAGAGCAATCGCTTAATTTATATAATTATAATAGATTATTTTTTTAATAATTTATCCAATTATTGAAACTATAAGGATAATAAATATCGTATCTATCAATAGGATAAACAATCTGAGATCCATAATAAACACTAATTGGCCTATATTCCACTCTATTTTCTATAACAGGAACCATTCTAACATTTTGAGTTAATACTGGACTATAATAATAGCCATAATAATTATAATATGTTGGATGTCCACTATAAACAATAGTTTGCTGAGGAATAACAGGATATTGTTGAACATTTTTATGTTGGCACCAATTAGCCCCACAACAACACAGCATTAATAAGAACAATAATATATACTTCATGCTTCTACCACATCATTTGATACTGGCACAGTGTTGGTTGAAATTATCTTCTTTGGACGGCCTCTGCTCTTTTTCAGAGAAAGTTTGCGTCTTTGGCGACGAACCATAGCGGTGCTTATATTTTGTCCTGTCATTTGACTTAGCTTTGACGCTAAAGCCTCATCACATAGTATACCATGATTACTTTGAATAAAATCTAATTCTACATTTGACCATTTTTTATAATTAGCCATAAATCTGTTCCTTTTGTCTATATATTGACTAAAAACGTATCAACCTTATTATACTAAAGGTTGACAAGTTTCGTGCAAGGAGTTTTTATGACAAAAGAACAAATTAATCTTATTAATTCTGTTTTGGATATCAAAGCATCTGGTTGTGATGTTTCTGATCGTGCTATTGCAGCAGATTTAACTTTACCAGAAGGCAAACCCATAGTAGAATTATTAAATGAGCAAAAAGAAAAAAATAGATAATAAAGTTTCAGAAGAAGATTTTTTAAGAGTATTAGATAATATAGGCAAAAGACTAGCCCATAAATTTCGTTTTGGATATCACGATATTGAAGATATGAAACAGCAAGCGGCTATTTTTGCTTTGGAAGGTTTAGAAAAATATGATAATACAAGACCATTAGAAAATTTCTTATGGACGCATGTAAGAAACAGATTGTTTAATTACAAAAGAAATAACTATCAAAGACCAGATATTCCTTGTTTATCATGTCCACTATACGATCCTAACTATAAAGTCTCAAAAAATCAATGTTCTAAATATGCAAACAAAGATGATTGTGATTTATATTCCACATGGGCAACTCGAAATATTGCCAAAAAGAATATTATGCAACCATCGTATATAGAGTATGATATTAGTAATAATAAAAATTTTGACTCTAAAATGCAGAATAATGAGATAATAAAATTATTAGACGAAAATATAGAACCAGAATTTAGAGAAAGCTATTTAAGACTTAAGCACGGAGAAAAAATTCCTAAACAGCAACTTAAAAAATTACAAAGTCATATAGAGCTAATAATAGGAGAGGATAAATGTCAAGAAATATTCCCAAAAAACGAGGACAACTAAGTCTAGAAGAAGAAAAATTTATAAGAGAAAATATTATAGTTCTATCTGTTGAGGAAATAGCTGAAAATCTAAATAGAAATATTGATCCTATAAATAGATATATAAAAGAAAATAATATAACAGCTAGTGAGAACGCTAAAGACCTTGAGATACTAAAAAGGAAATTACATACAAAAACTTTTTGGCACGAAATTACTAGACAATTTGATAGTGATACTGGAGAATTAGCATATTTTGAAGATACATGGATAGGTCTAATCCAGCAGTTTAGGGAAGACGTTTTACCAGCAGAAGAACTTCAGATTAAACAATTTATCACTATAGATATTCTTATTAATCGCAGTATGAAAGAAAGAAAAAGACACATTGCCGAAACTGATAAATTACAACAATTAGTAGACAAAGAATATGAAAAACCAGAAGATCAAAGAGATATACCAAGATTAGCCAACTTAGAGACACAATTAAGTTTTGCAAGAAATAGCATAGCAAATTATACAAATGAATATACTAAATTATTAAATGAACAACAAAAAATTAGCAAGGACCTTAAAGCTACCAGAGAGCAAAGAATAAAAAGAATAGAAGATGGTAAAAGTTCTTGGATAGGATTAATACGTATGTTAGAAGACGAAACCATCAGAGAAAAAGAAGGTAGAGAAATGGAGATACTCTCTATCGCAACAGAAAAAAATAAAAAGAAATTAGAAGAATATCATCAATATCAAGATGGTATTATAGATCAACCATTTTTAACACCAGATAGTATACAATGACTAAAACAGCAGCCATAACAGGAATAACTGGACAGGACGGAAGTTATTTAGCTGAACTATTAATAAATAGTGGATATAATATTGTAGGATTATATAGAAGAAGCAGTAACTCTAATTTCCAAAGGATTAAACATTTACTTGATAATAAAAAATTAATATTGCAAGAATTTGATATTACTGATCCTTCAGATTGTGTTGACATTATAACTAAACACAGACCACATCATTTTTACAATTTGGCAGCACAAAGTCATGTTGCTACAAGCTTCAAACAACCAACAACAACATTTGAAATTAATACAATTGGAGTAATTAATATATTAGAAAATATTAGAAAGTTTTCATCAACAACTAGATTTTATCAAGCTAGTACAAGCGAAATGTTTGGATCTAATTATATTTTAAATGATGATGGAGAAAAATACCAAAACGAAAATACTGGATTTTTACCACAAAGTCCATATGCTGTTTCTAAATTATCTAGTCATAGGATGATACAAATATACAGAGAAGCTTATGGGCTATATGCTACTAGTGGTATTTTATTTAATCACGAAAGTCCACGACGCGGAGAAAATTTTGTTACTAGAAAAATTACTAAGTATATAGGCCAACTAGTTAACAAAAAAACAACTGAAAAATTAAAATTAGGAAATATTAAAGTTGTAAGAGATTGGGGTCATGCCAAGGATTATGTGCTTGCTATGAGGTTAATGCTGTCTCATGGTAATCCTGATGATTTTGTTATTAGCACAGGATACTCTCACACTGTTGAATCTTTTCTTGAGCATGCTTTTAAATGTGTTAATTTAAATTATTTGAATCATATAGAAATTGACCATAATCTTTACCGACCAATGGAGGTTGAGTTTTGCAGAGGAGACTCAACAAAAGCCAAGAATATTTTAGGATGGCAACCCAAAATATCATTTGAGCAACTTGTAGAAGATATGGTTTTTTCAGATATAGAGAATACTAGACATGAATAGAGATTTTAATGATCCTAGTTACAAACGATGGAGACAAGAAGTATATAAAAGAGATAATTTTAAATGTCAATGGCCGAATTGTACTCTTAAAAGAAAACTTAATGCTCATCATATAAAAACATGGGCACATAATATTGGTTTAAGATTTAATACTGATAATGGTATAACTTTATGTTCATATCATCATAAACTAATTAAAGGATTAGAAGATATATACGAATCTGTATTTTTAAAAATAGTAGCGAGTAAAAAACATGGTAAATCATAATGATTTTGTAATAATTGTAGATACTAGAGAACAACAACCATGGGATTTTCCACATCATGCTATTGCTAATAGAAAATTAGATACGGGAGATTATAGTATAGAAGGATTAGAAAACATAGTTTGTATAGAAAGAAAAAAAAGCGCTAGTGAATTTGCTAATAATATTGTAGAAAGCAGATTTGCAGATGTTATATCAAGATTAGAAAATATTAAATATGCTTTTTTATTAATGGAATTTGATTTAGAAGATTTGTTGATTTATCCTATAGGAAGTAGTGTTCCTAAAAAAATGTGGGATAAAATTAAAATAACACCAGCTTTTTTGATTAAAAATATTTTGGAGTTGCAGATTAATCATAATATCATAGTATATTTCTGTGGCGATTCGTCTAATGCTCAAAAAATGGCAGAGTACATACTTAAAAAAATCTATTATATAGAAGAAATTGTTAAAAAAAAGGAGAAAAAGGATGAAACTTAATAAAGAAATTACACTTCAACAACCACCATATACAGCTTCTAATGGAACTGTGGTGAAACCAGAGCCAATTACATATACAGAACTAGATATTACATATATTATTAGACCAATAACAAATACCGCATATGCTCAGATTAACGGTATACCATCGCCTATCATGTTATTTGAAAATAATAATATGGGAATTATAACTTTAACAATGGACGATTTACAAAATATATTATTAAATAAGCTTGGAGACGATCCTCAAACATTTTTACAATCTCTTTTCCCTAAAACATTAGAATCTGATCCAGATGGTCCAGGATCCATATTATCTGGCATGATAGCAACTATGGGAATTAAAACCACCCCAACATGTAGTTGCAAACGACACGCATTACAAATGAATGAAAAGGGTAATGAGTGGTGTGAACAAAATATGCCAACTATTCTTGCATGGTTAAAAGAAGAAAGTACCAAACGTAATCTACCTTTTATTGAAACTGTTGCAAAAATGATAGTTCAGAGAGCGATAAAAACATCTCGCAGGCTTAAAGCAAAAAATGTCAAATAGTCAAAATATCTTAACAAACTTTGATGATGCTTGGTTAGGATTAGGAGATTTATCTAGTCTTAATATAATAGATAATCCTATGATACATAGGGATCAAGATGACATAGAAAATCCTGATCTTCATCTAATAAAACTTTTAAGAAATCCAAAATATATTGGAACAACATGTAAACTACTATTTAATATAGAACTTCATCCTATACAAATAGCTATTATTCAAGAATTTTGGATAAGATCTTTTCCTATGTATGTGGCCAGTCGTGGTTGGGGTAAAAGTTTTTTATTGGCTCTATATTCTGTATTAAGATGTGCATTTTTTCCTGGAACCAAAATAGTGGTTGTTGGCGCAGCATTTAGACAGAGTAAAATTATATTCGAATATATGGAAACTATTTGGAGAAGTAGTCCTATATTACGTAGTATTTTTAGTGGTAATGATGATGGACCGCGACGAGATGTTGATAGATGTACTATGAGATTAGGAGACAGTTGGACCATAGCTATCCCAATGGGTGATGGTAGTAAAATTAGAGGATTAAGAGCACATATAATTATTGCTGACGAATTTGCTTCTATCTCTCCAGACATATACGAAACTGTTGTGTCAGGATTCGCTGCTGTTAGCGCTAGCCCAATACAAAATGTTAAAGAACAGGCTCGCAAGCAAGCTATGATAAAAGCCGGTATATGGAATGACGATCTTGAAGAATTAAATATTAAAATGGGTAATCAGGCTATTATTAGTGGTACTGCTGATTATGATTTTAAACATTTTTCAAGCTATTGGAAAAGATATAAAGCTATTATAGAAAGCAGAGGAGATCAACAAAAATTAACTGACATTTTCAAAGGAGAAGTACCCAGTAATTTTAATTGGAAAGATTATAGTATTATTCGTATACCATATGAGCTTATCCCAAAAGGATTCATGGATGATAAACAGGTGAGCAGAGCTAAAGCTACTATTCATACTGGTATATATAATATGGAATATGCAGCATGTTTTGTTAAGGATAGCGAAGGCTTTTTTCGCCGTAGTTTAATAGAAAGCTGCGTAGTCTCTAATACTAATATTATGATTAATGATAAGCCATTAATGTTTGATGCTACTATTCATGGAGACCCAAAGAAACAATATGTTTATGGAATTGACCCTGCTAGTGAACAAGATAATTTTAGTATAGTTATATTAGAAGTAAATCCTGAGCATAATAAAATTGTATATTGCTGGACAACGAATAGAACTAATTTCAAAGAAAGACTGAAAAAGGGTTTGATTAATGATTATGATTTTTATGGATTTTGTGCTAGAAAAATTAGAAATTTAATGAAAACTTTTCATCCTATAAAAATTGGAATGGATGCCCAAGGAGGTGGAGTTGCTATAGAAGAATCTTTACATGATCCTGGAAAGATAGAACAAGGCGAACAATTAATATGGCCAATTATTGATTTAGATAAAAGTAAAGACACTGACGATCAACAAGGTCTTCATGTATTAGAATTAGTTCAGTTTGCAAAAGCGGAATGGACAAGTCAAGCAAATCATGGTTTAAGAAAAGATTTTGAAGACAAGGTTTTATTATTTCCATCTTTTGATAATTTAACTTTAGGACTAGCAATGGAAAGAGAAGGAAAAGATATAATTACAGAGGACTTAAGTCCATTATATGACAGTTTAAGTGAATGTATTTTAGAAATAGAAGAACTTAAAAATGAATTAACAACTATTGTTATGACGCAAACTAGCACAGGACCAAATGCTAGAGACAGATGGGATACTCCAGAAACCAAATTACCAGGAGGTAAAAAAGGCCGACTAAGAAAAGACCGATATAGTTCACTATTAATAGCTAATATGCTAGCCAGACAATTAAACAGATCATTAAAACCAATAGACTATGATGTTATTGGAGCAAATGCTAAAGATTCCTATAAAAGCAATGGAAGTATGTATAGAGGACCAGATTGGTTTACAGGAGGAGCCAATGACGATATATATAGTGGAATTTATAGATAAAGTGTATAATTATAATATAATCAAATTACAATCCTATTAAGATATAATCATTAATTATGGCTAAAAGAAAAACAAAAGACGAAATTATTCAAAATGCGCCAATCACCCATGAGGAAGCTTATATAACATGGGGAGATGATTTAGAAAGTAAAAGGGAGGCTTTTAAGAATTCAGCAGCCCTAGATGAATTTACTCTTATAGATAAATCTACAGCGTCATTTGGTAGATATCGTATGGATTTTTCTAATCTTGACGGCCCAACCGGAGGTCGCCCAGGATTAACAAAACAAGACTACTATAATTTTAGACCAGAAGAAGCTCCTCCAGTAAAAATAAAATTAATTCTTAAAAAAGCAGAAGAAATTTATCAAAGGGTTGGTTTAGTAAAAAATGTTATTGATCTCATGGGCGATTTCGCTAGTCAAGGTATACGATTAGTTCATAGGAATAAAAGAATAGAAAGATTTTATAGAAGATGGTTCAAAAAAATTAATGGTAAGGATAGAAGTGAAAGATTTTTAAACAATCTATATAAAAGCGGAAATATTGTTATTGATAGAAGAACAGCAAAAATTAGCGTAAAAATTACAGAAAAACTATATAAAAGTCTTGGATCTCCAGATACTGTTATGTCAGATATGGACGATATGAATATTGAAAAAAGAGAAATACCTTGGAAATATACTTTTATAGATCCGGTATTTGTTGATGTAACTGCCGGAGCATTGTCTTCATTCGTTACAAATAAAACGTATGAACTACAAGTTCCTCCTTCTCTTAGAAAGGTTATAAATAACCCAAAAACAGATGCAGAAAAAATGGTTGTAGCAAGTCTTCCTCAAGAAATTATTGAAGCAGCTAAAATCAAAAAAGGATATCCACTCGACCCAAACAAGATCGCAGTATTTCATTATAAAAAAGATGATTGGCAGAGTTGGGCATATCCAATGATATATGCTATCATGGACGATATTGCCGTAATTGAAAAATTAAAATTAGCAGATATGTCAGCTTTAGACGGAGCAATTAGTAATATTAGAATATTTAAATTAGGTAATTTAGAACATAAAATTGCACCAACAAAAGCAGCAACATCAAAACTAGCTAGTATCCTAGGCAATAACGTTGGTGGTGGCACAATGGATTTAATTTGGGGTCCAGACATTGAGCTTATAGAAAGCAATACCAATGTTCATAATTTTCTAGGAGAAGGAAAATATATTCCGCATTTAAATAGTGTTTATGCCGGATTAGGTATACCTCCAACACTCACCGGAACGTTCGGCGCTGCCGGAACAACTAATAACTTTATCAGTTTAAAAACATTAACACAAAGATTACAATACGGTAGAGATGTTTTGGTTGAATTCTGGGAACAAGAAATAGCATTAGTACAAAAAGCTATGGGATTTAAATATCCAGCAAGAATAGAATTTGATAGAATGGATCTTAGTAATGAAGATACTGAAAAAGCTTTACTAGTACAACTAGCAGATAGAAATCTCATAAGCGATGAACTATTACAAACAAGATTTGGTTTTGATCCAGATATTGAAAAGAATAGATTAAATAGAGAAAGCAGAGAAAGAGATAGTAGTCGCATGGTTCAAAAATCTGGTCCATGGTTTGATCCTGAGTTTGAAAAGTCATTAAAGAAGATAGCATTGCAAACAGGAATAGTGAGTCCTAGCCAAATAGGTTTAGAACTGGACAAAAAGAAGGGAGGAGAAAAAAACGCAATAGAACTTAAAACGCCACAAGTTCCTGGAATGCCTCCAAAGCCAACTAAGTTGGCAAACGATTCGCCAGAATCGTTATCTGGACAGCCCCAACAAGGTCGCCCAAAAAATTCAAAAGACCAAACAACGAGAAAGACAAAAACATTTTCTCCACAAACTGGAGCATCTATTATGCTATGGGCAATTAAAGCCCAAGATGAAATTAATCAAATAATGAATCCAATATTATTAGAATTTTATGGGAAAAAAGATCTTAGAAGTTTATCTTCTGAAGAAAGTAAAGAAATAGAAAAATTTAAGACTAAACTATTTTTATCTATAAAACCAAACGCATCTATTACCAAAGACAATTTCAATAATTATATAGCTGATATGGATTTAGCAGAAAATGCGTCCATATACAATAATTATCAAAATTGGATAAAACAAGTAGCAGCTGAACAATCAGAACCTCTTTCAAGTGATCAACAAAAACAGGCCAAAATATCTTATTATTCTATGGTGTACAGTAATATTACTTAAGGAGTTATTTTATGCATATATTTCAGCAAGAATATGATGATGGTCTAGAAAACCTAATTAGATCTTCTGCATCACTATCTTATGCTGCTCTAGCACAACCATGCTCAGATAATAATATTACTAATACAATGAAGCATATAAAGAGCATTGCTTCATTAGATGATCAAGATCTTTATTATGTTCAATCTATTTTAGTTACTTCTAGTTGGAATAAAAATGACGATATTTTTGATAAAACAGAAATATGGTTAGCTAAAAATACTCCAGAAGACAAACCGACCAATCTTGAACATGATGAAAGTACAATAATTGGCCATATAGTATCCAATTATCCCATCACAGAAGACGGTATTTTGATTGATGAAAATACCCCATTAGAAAATTTACCAGATAAATATCATATTTTAACAGGTTCAGTTATCTATAAAGCATTCTCTAGTCCAGAACTCAGAGAAAGATCGGATAAATTGATTGCCGAAATAGAAAATGGTCAAAAATACGTTAGTATGGAATGTTTATTTAAGGGATTTGATTATGGATTATTAAATAAAGATAGTGGCGAATACAAAATATTAGCTAGAAATAATGAGACCGCCTACCTCACAAAATACTTAAGATCTTATGGTGGACTAGGAGAACATCAAGATTATAAAATTGGCAGAGTACTAAGAAATATTACGTTTTCTGGCAAAGGTTTTGTTAACAAACCAGCTAATCCAGACAGCGTAATCTTTACTCAAAAACCATCTTCTGCACAAATTAAAAATACTTTGCTCGAAAAAAATGAAGATTTTTCAATATCAGGTGTATCTGATAAACAGTTAACCAATAGCATGGAGAACAATACTATGAGTTTAGATATAGATCCAGTAATGAAAGAAGTAGCTGATATCAAATCAAAGATCGAAGCTATGGAAGTTAAAACAGCTCAAACAGCCTCTGAAACTATTCTATCATTAGAGGAAGTTATCAAGGCTAATAACGAAACAATAAAAAGTCATGAAGCTAAGATAGCAGAAATAACAGCAGCTCTAGAAGTTCTAAACTCAGAAAAAGAACTAGCCGCTAAAACAGCTGACGAAGCTATGAAGAAAAAAATGGAAGAATACAAAAAAGCACAATCAGAACTTGATGCTGCTTTGGAAGTTATTGCCGGATACAAAGGCAAAGAAGAAGAGATGATGAAAAAAGAGAAAAAGATGAAAAGAATGGCTACTTTAATAGAGAATGGTTTAGATACTGAAGAAGCTCAAGCTACAGTAGATAAACTAGAATCTTTAGATGATGAAGCTTTTGAAGCAGTAACATCACTAGCTGCTGTTATGAAGAAAAAATCAAAAGTTGCAGATAAAGTAGAAAGCTCAGACAACACTGAGACAAAGCCTTCTGATTTAGTTACAGAAGCAGCTTTAGAAAATGTTGAAGTTGAAGAACAAGTTAATCTTGGAGTTGGTGGAGAAGTAGACAATTCTGTCGAAACCACCAGAGCAGCATTAGTAGAATTTGTTTCAAGCAGATTAGGTAAGAAACTCTAATAAGGGAGAATAAAATGGCTCTTAAACCAGATCGTATCGAAGCTTACACAGACATTTCATACTTCATGAACACAGTTGCTGAAAGAGGCGGCGTAGTCGTTCATCTAACCAGTGGATCTGGTGTTTCAATGGATGATGCTAATGCTGTTGTAGGTTATCCAACCGGAGTTCTTGCTGGAACCAATCCAGCTGGTCTTCTATTGAACGATGTTGTTAATCTTGATCTAACAAGACAACACATCAATTGGTACCGCGATGAAGTGCAGGTTGGTGGTAAGGTTACTCTACTACGTCAGGGTCAAGTTAGTACTAACGTAGTCGCCACAGGAGTATCCCCAACAGCCGGTGCTGATGCTTATTATAATGCAAATGGTAAGTTAACAACTGTAAGTACAGATAGCACCAAAGTTGGCCGATTCCTTGGTGGCAAAGATTCTGATGGTTATGTCAAAGTAGATATCAATATCACCTGATAAGGGAGAAAAAAATGTCAGCTAAAACAGAAAGATTTCAGCCTTCGCCAGAATTAACAGAACTTCTTGTTCGTTCTGGCTCGCAAAATAGAGAAGTTGCTCTTGCCGCTAATGCAGAATTTGCAAAAGCACTTGAGCTTCCATTGAGAAAAGGTCTTCTTAGTGGTGATATTCTAGACGGCATCTTCGAGCCAATCCAGCTTCAGCAAGGTGCTACTCCTGAATTTCCACTAGATTTCCTAGCTCCTGGAACAGAAAAAGACTTCGTAGCCTATACAATTCCAAACCACGGCTACATTCCAGAAAAGCATGTCGAGAGTGATTATGTCATGGTTCCAACCTATGACATAGGATCTTCAATAGACTATCTATTGAAATATGCTCGTGATGCTCGTTGGGATGTTGTTGGTCGTGCTATGGAAGTTCTTGAAGGTTCATTCGTCAAGAAGATGAATGATGACGGTTGGCACACACTACTTGCTGCTGGTGTTGACCGCAATATCGTTGTATACGATAGCGATGCTTCTCCAAATCAATTTACTAAGAGATTAGTAAGTTTAATGAAGACCGTTATGCGTAGAAACGGTGGCGGTAATAGTGCTAGTACCAATCGTGGTATCCTAACAGATCTTTATGTCTCACCAGAGGCTATGGAAGATATCCGTAACTGGGGCATCGATCAGATCGACGAATTTACTCGTCGTGAGATTTATACAGCCGCTGACGGAACTCTTAATAGAGTTTTTGGTGTTAATCTTCATGATAGAGACGAGTTGGGTGTTGGACAAGAATATCAGCTATTCTATAGCAATGTTCTACAAGCAACACTACCATCAGGCGATAGTGAAATTATTGTTGGTCTTGATTTACGCAAGAGAGACAGTTTCATTATGCCAGTTCGTGCAGAAGTTCAAATTTTTGAAGACGAAACACTACATCGTCAAAAGAGAGCTGGCTTCTACGGATGGGCAGAACAGGGCTTCGCTGTTCTTGATAATCGCAGAGTTATCCTCGGATCTCTATGATCAGATAATTAATCATCTGAAAATTAAAGGCTGGCCTAACGGCTGGCCTTTTTTTTTAGGTGTATTGAATATTGTGTCTTATAACATAAAGGTGCTATTACTATGGCAGCAAGCAAATATGATTTTGCTATAGAACAAGGCTCATCATTTAAGTTGAGTATAATATATAAAGATTCTGCCGGAATCCCAATCAATTTGACCAATTATTGTGCTAGATTAATATGGAAAACAAATACTGGTATGATCCAGGTATTAAGTAGTGAAGAAGTTAACCATAATATGTATAAATTTGTTATTAATGATGAAGAAGGAAAAATAACACTACTTATTCCATCTTATACAACAAATAGTTTTCTTTTTTCCACAGCAAAATATGACTTAGAATTACAGTCAAATGAGCCTTTTTATGGTAGCGGATCGCCAAATGATGGTGGTAAATATACTGTTAGATTATTATTTGGAACCATTAATGTTGTTAAGAGATATAGTCAAACATCAACAGAACTGGATTGCTCAATATGAGCGATTTTATATTAGAAATATTAGAACCAACTATTAATTATTTAGACGTAAGCACTAGCTTTATCGAAAATATTAATAATATTGAAATAGAAAGATCAGAAAGTTTTAATATAGAGATTGTTAATACAGAAAAGATACTTTGGAGTGACTTACCAGACAATATTCCTATGAGTAAAATTAGTGGTAATTTACACTATACTAGAATAGATGGTTTGGGTGATTATATTACCGAATTTCTTAGTGATAATGCAACAGTGCATGTTGATAGTTTACTTTGGGGAGATAATAATGTTGGACTTAGTGGTTATTTAGATCAATATTCATTTGATTGCGGTTATCCTGCATCTAATTGAAATTATAGTGTATAATAGTTTTATAATATCAAAATTAAAATAATATGGAGATATAGTTATGCCAGTTAATACTAAAATTCAAGTAAGAAGAGGTTATTCAACAGGGTATGCTGGACCTGCTATAGGAGGATTGCTTGTTTCTGGTAATACTTGGGCAAATATCTCTAGTTTATCTCAGGGTGAAATTGGTTTTGAAATTGATACCGGAAGATTTAAAATAGGAGATGGTGTTAATGCGTGGGGAAGTTTACCATACGCTGGAGGATCTAATATACTTCCTGGATATTCTAATACTAGCGGAGTAGGAAGTGGAATATCAACACAATTTAATTCAACAACTAATTCATATACTATTCATAATAGTATAGTTACTAGTGGTAACGGTATATCATTATCTGCCACCCCGATTACTGGGAACGGAACTACTGCACCAACTGGTAGTGGCTGGAGTTTCGGTTTAAGCAACAGACTACAAACACTAAGTAATTTAAATACTAGCGGAATTATTGTTGGAACAAACTCTAGTGGTGTTGTTACCAGATCATTAGCATCTGGCGCAAATATTGACATTACAAATGCAGATGGTATTAGTGATAATCCAAGAATATCACTACCAGCAAGTCTTACAGGATTAACCTCAATAGTTAGTAGCAGTATTTCTGGTACTGATCTTCGTGTGGGTAATCTTTATGTTGGTCAAAATATAGATATTTCGTTAGCAGCTGCTATACTTGCTCATGGTCCTCTTGTTTTTCAAGCTAATCCATTTATTGTTGATGGAAATGGTATTTTTACTAGCGGTTTATCTGTTGGACCAAGTGGAGCTCCAACAGGAGTTAGTTTACAAGGACATAAACATGGTTGGTCAGATATTACAGATTTAACTGGTTTTTGTAATAGTGTTGGCGATTGTGTTAGCACAGAATTTGTTGCTAGTACTGGATTACAGCTATCATATAATTCCACAGGCAATGGAACATTAAGCTTAGCTTTGAGTGGACAAGCTTTAGCTTTACATAATCTAAATACTAATGGTTTTATAGCACGATCAGGAACAGATACTGTTGTGGCCAGAACCATTGGAGCTAGTGGTAATAATATACTAATAGCAAATGGAGATGGAGTTGGAGGTAATCCGTCTATTGGATTAAATCCAAATGTGACTATTTCAGGCTTAACAACAACAGGAGATGTTACTGTTGGAGGAAATCTGATTGTTCAAGGAGATACAATAACTGCTAATGTTTCAACTATGCAAGTTGAAGATCCTGTTATTACTCTTGGTGGAACAGGAACTATTGTTAATGACGGTCTAGATAGAGGTATTCAGTTTAGATACTGGAACGGAGCAGCAGCCACAGGCTTTATGGGCTGGGATGCTCAAAATAGTGAATTTTCTTTCCTTAGTTCAACCACAGGAACCATTGCTGGTAATGATTATGGTGCTGGAACTCTTGGTCGCATCAAGGTAGGATCATTAGTTAGTAATGGCAATATTAGTGGAAGTAATATATTTGTTACTGGTGCTACAGCTAGCACCATAGCAATATTTGATGGAAATAAACAAATTGTATCTACAGGATCTCCAACACTAACAGAACTAAGCTATTTAAGCAATGTTACTGGTAATATTCAAACTCAAATAAGTGGAAGAATGCCAATTGGAGTTACTATATTTCCAGGTAGCGGTTTAGATGGAAATAGTAATCTTTCTTTAAGTGGTAGTCCCACATTAAATATCGGAGCAGGATATGGTATCAGTGTTGGACAAGATACTGTTGCTGTTGATACTAATGTTGTTGTTATGGTTACTGGTACGCAAACTATTAGTGGTATTAAAACCTTTAATAATGGATCAACAACTAATGTTGGTATTAATACTTCATCTAATGGTACTGGTACTCTCACATTCCAAGAAGGATCTAATACTGCAACTATCTCTTGGCAAGGTGTTGGAGATAATCTAGTTTTTGATAGTAGTGTTGCTGGGGGCACATTTGATTTTAAGAAAACAATAAGATATCAGGCCCCATCAAGCGGCGCATCTGCAACAAGTATTCCTGTATTTACTGGAACCAATCCAACGCTTAGTGTTCAGAGTTTAGCATCTAGAAGTATTAGTGATTTCAAATCAGACTTAAGTTTGAATAACGTATCAAATAATAGTCAGATGATAGCATATGCTGGTAGAACATCTGGTTATATTCCAACATGGAGCGGAACAACCGGAACAACTCTAAATGATGGTTATGCTGTTTCTACTGGAACAGTTGCAAGTTCCATAGTACTTAGAGATGCTCAAAGTAATTTTTCGGCAAATAATATTTACGCAACAGGATTTATTGGTAATGGTAGTCTTATAACATCACTAAATGCCGATAATATTAGTACTGGTACTATTGCTAGTGGAAGACTAAGTGGTAATTATACTATAAATATAATTGGAAGTGCTAGTAGTGTTACTAATGCTTTAACATTTAGTAGCACTGGTAATGGAGCCGCAACAGGTCTTACTTTTAATGGTTCAGTAGCAAGAACAATATCTTACAATAGTATTGGAGCTCCATCTACTACTGGTGATGGTGCTACTGGAAATACTTGGAATATTGGTATATTAGGTAATGCTGCCACAGTAACTAATGGAGTTTATATTACAGGAGCTCAAACCATAAGCGGAGTTAAAACTTTTGAGAATGCTCCAGTATTTAATAGTGGAATATCTCTCAAAAATACCGCCGCTTCTTCTGTTAGTGGTTTTGCTGTTTTTGCCAACGATTCAACAGGAGGCACGGCCAGAACACTAGATTATAGATCATTAAGTGGTGTTAGAACTGATTTGGGAGCTTCAACAAATACTGCTAGTACATTAGTACTAAGAGATTCTAGTGGTAATTTCTCTGCTGGTAATATTACAATAACAGGTATTAGTGGAGTAACAACAGTTGCTGGAATTAATAATGTATTCACTAGTACATCAATTAGTGGTGTAAATAATTCGACATATTTACTTAACTTTATTATTGATGGTGGAACTCCGTGATCTGGACAAATCTAATATAGTTAATATTATACAATATGAATTGATATTAGGATATTCAACAATATGGTCAAAATATGCCAAGACAAAATAATATACAGTTTAGAAAAGGATCAAGTTCACAATGGATTTCACAAAACCCAACTTTAGCTAGTGGTGAACCAGGATATGATCTTAGCAATAAGATATTAAAGGTTGGAGATGGAACTTCAACATGGACTCAATTAAGTGGGATTAATCAGAATATAGTTGCTGGATATGATATATCAGTAACTAATACTAGTGGAATTTATACAATAGCTTCTACTAATCTGGTTCATACTGATAGTCAACAGCCTCAAGGATTTGTTAATAGAACTGATAGCAGAATTAGTGTTAGCGGAAATGTATTTAGAATAGAACCCACAGGAAGTTCATATAGTTATTACAATAAAGGTATCAAGGTTGTTAAAACTAGTGGTGATAGTTTAACTATACCTAATCTTACTCAAATTAATTATATTCATTTTGATACTATTAATAATCAAATATCAAATAAAACTACAAGTTTTGATTTTAGTAGTGATATTCCTATCGCATATGTAGCTTGGAATAGCGGAGTAGGCCCTAGTGGACAAATGACTTTTTTTGCTGAAGAACGTCATGGTATTGTGATGGACACCAGCACCCATAAATGGATTCATAATACTTTTGGCGCACAATATGTTGATGGCTTGAGTATTAGTAATTACTCTACTAGTGGAAATGGAAGTAGTAATAGTCATGCAACCATATCAATTGGTAATGGTACTCTTTATCAAGAAGATATTGAGATAAATATTACTGATAGTTCTAGCTCTGATCCTTTCTGTCAAGAGTTGAGTCCAATTGCTCAAATTCCCGTTTATTATCATGAAGGAAGCACTGGTCAGTGGGTTAAGAATACCGCCACAAACTATCCTGTTAAATATGATGTTAATGGGCCACAATATAACTTATTAACTGGTGGAACTTGGACAATTCCTTACGTTAGCACCGGTGGACACACAAGATACTTTGCAGTATGGATTCTTGCAACTAATCAGATTGATGATCCTATAATTAGTATTATGGGTCAAAGAGTAGATAGCAATCAAGGATCGGCTGAGAGTAATAACTCTTGGAGCGATGTTAATCTTACTAATCTTCCATTAAGTGAAGTTAAACCTCTTTATCGACTAATATTTGCTGGTGATAGCGATTATACAAATGTTCCTAAATGTACTTTACTTAGTATTCTTGATATACGAGTATCCGTAATTAGTACTATTGCTGGAGTTACTCAGAATGATCATGGAAATTTATTCGGACTAGGTGATGACGATCACTCTCAATACTTACATATAGATAATAATCGAACAGTTAATGCTATTCATAATTTCGTTAATGGTATTAATCTTACTAATAATCAAGGAACACTTAATGTAATAAATGATAGTGGAGGGCTAAGTATAAATTTTGGAGGTAGTGAGACTTATAATTTTGGACCAAGTATTGCAGCATTTGATAATTCTATTTCAGCATTTGGTGGTAATTTCGTTAATAATTTAACTGTTAATGGTACTGGGGTAAGCATTAGCGGTCATACTCACACTAGTTCTAATATTACAGATTTCAATAGCAGCGTAAGCGGATTACTACCTGTAGGGACTGCTAATTATTTAAGCAAGTTTGGAACTGGTGGTAGTGGACTAAGTAATAGTCTAATTTTTGATAATGGTACTAATGTTGGTATTGGAACAGTTACTCCACAAAGCAAAGTTCATATAACTGATACAAATGATTTAAATACAACAATAGAATATACTAATACTACTGCTGGATTTGCTAGTGGTGTTAGGCCATTAAAACTATTATTAACAGGATCTAATGGAGTTGGAGTTGGTGCTGGTGTTGGCATTGATTTTGTTACAAAAAGTTCCAGTACAGAATATACTGGGGCAAGGATAGTTAGTAATAGAACAGACACTAGCAATAATCATGCTCTAACATTTTGGGCTGGTGGTGGAACAACCTCATTGTCTGAGTACATGAGAATATCTTCTAACGGAAATGTTGGAATAGGCATAAGCTCTCCTTCACATAAGCTACATGTTAGTGGAGTAATAAGATCTACTTCATATATTACTTCAGATACTGAATTTAGACTGAATAATTTGGCATTCGCTAGAGTTGCAACAATGGATGGTGGTGGTGGTTTTGCTGGAGGATACAATGTTTATTTGAGCGGGTCAATGCCAAAACATAATAGCGTTGGAGCACTCTCTAGTTATTATTATTCTTCAGACGGAACAATAAGATTTTATACTAATTCATCTCAATCTGCTGATACTGACGCTTCTGAAAGATTAAGAATAACTAGTGCTGGAAATGTTGGTATAAGAACAACTTCTCCCGAAAGTTCTCTTACCATTAATACCACTATTGGATCAAGCTCTAATATTAATTCTACCGCAGGATATGCATTTGGTATCCATCATTCTGGTATGAGAATTACTAGTCCAGAAGATACTAGTACTAATCCCAATTATCCATTAATAAACTTATTAGTCAGTAGGCCAGGAGGACATCAGGGAGGCACTGCTAGTATAGATTTTGATAGTAGAGATAGAGGTAATGCTACAAATAGAGGCATTATGGCTCGTATACTTGGTGGAAATGCACCAAATACTGCGGCAAATACTTCTGGTGGAGGTTATTTATCTTTGGAGGTTGCTCCTACTGGTTCAACCACCCCAATATCAAGAATTGCTATAATTAATAATGGAAATGTTGGAATAGGAACAGCTACTCCATCATACGCATTAAATGTTAATCCAGCATCAAATTCTAATAATGGTATACAGATACTTAATAATTCTGCTGGAACATCAGCAAGGTCATTATTATCTTTATATAATGGAAGCTATGGTGCAGAAATTAGTTTGGGTGGCACTGGATTTACTAGTGATGGATTTTATAGACAAAATAGATTACTAATTAGTGCCCCATTTATAACAGACTATGTTACTGGTCAACACTACTTTCATATTGGCGGAGGAGGTACCTATCAAGCAGTTTCTGGATCAACACAAGTTGGTGTTTGGGACATTAATGCTTTGACCTTACAAAACGAGCTACGACCAACAGCTGGTATAGCTGGAGGCACATTAGTAGGATCTTCTTTAACTCTTAAATCAACCACTAATGTTGGTACGACAGATCATATTAAATTAGTAGTTGGAAATAATGGTGCTACAGAAGCGGTTAGAGTTATTAATAATGGTAATGTTGGCATAGGCACAACAACTCCAACATATAAGCTTCAAGTTAACGGTAGTTTTGCTGCTAGTACCAAGAGTTTCCGAATTGATCATCCTTCTAAAAAAGATCATTCTTTAGAATATGGTTCACTAGAAAGTCCGTATCACGGAGTAAGATTAACAGGACGAGGAACGGTGATTAAAGGCGTTGGCACAGTATCTCTACCATCTTATTTAAAAGATCTTATCCACGATGACGATACTTTAAATATTCAAATTACTAATATTAAACATGGTAAAACTATTTATATTGATAAGATTGATTTACAGAATGACCGATTTATTGTAAAGGTTGATCGAGCCAAAAGTTTAGGAGAACTACAATTCTGCTGGACATTAACTGGAGTACGCAAGGATGTTGATCATCTAGTTGTTGAAAAGGAGAATTAATGAGTATAGATTATTCTCCTAAAATAGTTACTGATGGATTAGTATTTTGCATGGATTTTGCAAATATTAAATGTTATCCTGGTAGTGGAAGTTCTTGCTATGATATAAGTACTAGTAATATAATAGGAGAACTTGGAACAGCCGGTCTTTTTCAGCCGGTTCTTAATAGTTCTGTTAGTAATAAATATTTTAGTTTTAATGGAACTACAAATAACAGACTTATAAGAGTACCAAATAGCACACTACTCGATACTCAAACACCATCAGTTGAAGTTTGGATAAGAACAAATGCAACAACACAAAGCGGTTTTTGGTTTGAAAAAGGAACTGTTAATAGTCAATATAGTTTATTTCAAGAATCAAATACTATATATTGGAGACAAAATTTTGGTACATTTAATGAATTAATTACAACAACTACTGCTGCCGCTGGAATCAATACATCTAGTTGGTTTCAAGTTGTTGGTACTTTCATAACAGGAAGTAGAAAATTATATGTTAATGGAATATTAAAAAATAGTGACTCTCAAACAGGAACTATTGCTACAAACAATGGAGGTATGAGTATAGGAGTTTATGGAGGATATGCTGGTAGCAGAGGATATTATTATAATGGAGATATTGCTATAGTAAGAGTATATAATAAAGTTCTTTCAGCTAGTGAAGTATTAAATAATTATAACGCTCTTAAAAATAGGTTTGGATTATGACCAGAATACACGGACCAAAAATAGTAACAGATGGACTAATATTATATTTAGATTCTACAACAGAGAAAAGTTATCCTGGCACAATTTCTTACGGGCCAGAACTAGTAACTGAGGCCAGTGTGTTAACACCTGGAGACGGTCAAGTTAAAACAATTAGCAGTATCGGGGGAAATTATATTAATTTTTCTAATATAGCTCCGGCTGTTGCTGGAAAAAGATATAAAATGGTTTGGACTATTAGCGCAAGAAGACTTACAACGAGTGCTAGTTTTGGACCAAGTACAACTCCTAGTCTTAGTGGTGGAATGAGTCTACCCGTTGGAACATATTCAAGAACATTTACTTGTAATACTACTGGTAATTTTAGCATATCTTCTGATAATGTTGGAGCAGATTTTGATATTGATTATTTAAGTATTAAAGAAGTATTAACCCCAAATTCTAATTTATGGTATGATCTTAGTGGTAATAATAGACATTTTAATGTGGGAGCTGGAGTATCCTCAGACAATAAAGCATTATTATATACTGGGGCTAATAGCAATGCTTATGAAAATGTTGTGAATAGTGTTCCTTTTACTGACTTAATGACTATTGATATGTGGTATAAAGCTAGTAGTTATTACGGAGTTAATAGTAGTTGTGGAGCAGCAGCTGGATATAGTTTATTTAGTAAGCAAGGAGGCTTTAACGGACCAAACGGACCACTTTACACAGGACTCAGAACACAGTTCGATACCGTC